CGTCGTAGTGCCCCGCTATTTCTGCTGTAGCTGCTCCGCCGCCAGGTGTAACTTTAATATCAAAATCCATAGCGTTTATTTCGCCACACAAATCAGATAAACCACGTTATACATTCGATAAAGTTAGCACGATAGTATCTGATTTGTGTGGCGAAATAAACGCTATGGATTTTGATATTAAAGTTACACCTGGCGGCGGAGCAGCTACAGCAGAAATAGCGGGGCACTACGACGGTATTATACGCACTATAGAAACTAATGGCCCTATTAAAGCTAAGTACGTATACCGTGCAGCTGGAAAGCAAATGATAACCACAGGAATAGGTGGTTGGAGAGTCATAGTTGGCTATAAAGATACAACATCTTTTAATCAGGATTTAATAATTAAAGCTGTATCAAATTTCATGGATAGGGTTTGGTTTGATCCTGGTGCAGAAGAAAGAGATATGTCTGATGCAGATTATGGTTTTATTTTAACTGCAATGTCGTTACCTGACTATAAAAGAGACTTTCCTAAAGGTAGCAGAGCATCAATTAGTCGTGACAAAACTAACAATGTATATTCTCAGAAGAAGCCTGATGAAGTTGTAGTAGCAGAGCGGTATATAAAAAAGTACGAAAATAAAGAACTTGCACTGATGTCTAATAATGCTGTATACATTATAGATGATAAATTTGAAAAGGTTCGTGAAGAACTTTCAGCAAAGAACATATCCGTTATTAAGACAAGAAAATCTTCGATAGCTTGTGTGTATCACCAACTACTGGATGGAAAAGATTGGCTAACTGATGCAACTAAAACAGTATTTGCATATGTTCCTCTTGTACCAGTGTTTGCTAATTTTGAAATATCAGAAGATAAGGTAATATACTGCGGTTGAGAAGTTAATGGACCCGCAACGCGTATTAAATTATTCTGAATCAAGAAGAATTGAAGAGGGCGCACTTGCTCCAAGAGCTAAAGTATGGATGACACCTAAGCAAGCATCAGGTCACGAAGAAAAACTTAGAACAATGAACACTAACACTGATCCTGTACAATTTTATAACCATGTTCCAGAACAGCCGCCGCCATCGTCTACGCCTGGCGCGCAGATCAATGCGGGTTTGAAAGATACTTCAGAGGCAATGCTGAATCATATTAGATCGTTGTCTAATCGTGTTGATCCGTCAAGACCAGACGCAATGGCTATCCAGAGTGGCGTGGCTTTAAGTGCGTTAGACCGTAGAAGCGACAATGCAAGTTACGAATATTTTAACGCCCTTGAAATAGGTATTTGCCACACTGCAAGAATCCTTATTGACGCTATTCCAAAAGTGTATGATACTAAGATGGAGATGCGTTTAACGCAGCAGGATGGCACTACTAAAACTATAACTATAAATGACCAAGTATTTGACGAGCAGACACAGAAGACGGTAGAGCTTAACAACCTATCGCTTGGACAATATAACGTAACTTGTAACGCTTCTGCTTCATTCGACAGTAGACAGCAAGAAACGGCTAAAGCAATAACTGAGATTGCTGCATTTGATCCTACTATAATGGAGCTTGGGTCTGATGTGCTTCTTTCTAATATCTCTGCACCAGGAATTAATATCCTTGCTAAGAGAAAACGTGCAAGAATGGTTGACGCAGGTTTATTGCTTGAAGAAGAGTTGACAGATGAAGAAAAAGATAAACTTGAAGCTAAGAAACAGCAACCCCCACAGCTTTCTCCAATGGATCAGGCGCTTATCGCTACGGCTGAAGCAGAGGCGAAGAAAGCTGAAGCTGAGACTCAAGATACAATGAGCAAGATTGAAGAACGACAAATGAAGTCTGCTAATGAAATGGACAAGTTGGCTTTACAGAATAAACAGCTTGAAATTAAGACTGCACAAGAGCAACAAAAAATGATGTTAGAGATGATGGCTGCACAAGACGCGCAGCTTAAAGCCTTAGCAGAAACGCTTAAAGCCATTAAAGACGCTATGGGTGTAGATGTTATAATGTCCAAGGCTACAACAGCAGCATATGAAGAACAAGCAGAACTATTAATCGGCGCGCAGGTAAAGCGCGACAAACAATTAACATAAGGAGTATTAGAATGGCAAAGAATACGGTTACAAACGCAGGTAAGCATGTACCTACAGAAGCTATGTTTAAAGCTGTAGACGCAAACTTAGTTGAAGTGACTTACAACAAGCGTCAGCGATTCACAATTGCAGAAGTAAACGCAGGTGCTACGTTGTTAGCTGCTCGTGTAGGTAAAGGCTACAGGATAATTGCTTGTAAAGCCCTTGCTGTTGGTGGAGCCGCTGGTGCAGTTACTACTGTTGATATTCTTGGTACGCAAACATCGTCAGTTAAACTTGTAACTTTTGCGCAAGCTTCTTTAACACAAAGTGCAGTCCTTAAAGACGGTGGAACTGGTGCAGCTGTTTTAGCTGATGGTGCGAGCTATGTAAAATGCGATAACAACACCGCTATTACAATTGGCAAAACTGGAAGTTCAGTAACTACAGCCACACACATTGATGTAAATATTACTTTTGCAGTAGAATAAAACGAACGAGACGTTTTCTCGGATATAAGTAACGTGAACTTTTAATCACGGATTGGAGCTAAACATGGCAGACAATACTGACCCTAACCTTGACGGACAAGAAACAGAAGATGATGGCATCACTATTGACGCTGGTACAGAAGAAATTGAAGATGTTGAAGATTCTGAATCCGGGGAGCAGACCTCTGACGCTGAGGGAAAAACTGATGAAGAGCCGAAAAAAAAGATTAACCAAGAAGCAGTCAACAAGAAGATAAACAAGTTATACAGCGAAAAGAAACAGGCTGAAGAAAAAGCCACACAAGAATCTGCAAAACGAGCAGAACTTGAGGCTAAGCTTGAGGAGCTTACTAAAACTAAATTACCAGACATACCTCCATTGCCTGACGTACTTGATCCTGAGTACACAAAAAAGCTCCAAGAAAGGGACGAAATTATACGTCAGCATGGTGCAGTAGAGCATGAACAGAAACTACTTGAAGACGCTAAGAAAGCAGCAGTTCAGGCTGAGTTGAAGACTGATCAAGAATATGTAAAAACTATTATTGATAAGTTTGATACCACAACAGCCACGTTGAAGCTTGATAAAACGTCTGTAGAAAAAAGTTCAATGGTAGTTGGTTCAGCTATCCCTGGTAAAACAGCTTTGGCTCGGTTTCTGCTTGAGTCTGACGACGGTCCTCTCAATGTACTTTATCTTGCTAACGCTGATAATGCACAAGAGTTGGATAAAATAAGTAAAATGTCCGAAGTGCAGGCTGCTGTATATATAGCTACTGTTGTAGCTCCCAAGGCTGCTTCTTTAAAACCAAAACAATCAAGCACCCCTGATCCACCGTATACTCCAAGAGGTCGCGCTAAGAACGTGGCAGAGTATGCTAATCTTGAAGGTGCAACTTTTGAATAAGGAGATTTAAAACAAAATGGCTAACAATTTTGATAGCAACTTTACCGCTAAACTCGCGAAAGGATTTCTTTCTGCTTTTGAAGCAGAGCGCGTTCTTTCCAAGAACGTAAATACGCAGAAACTTGACGGTAAGTTTGACCCGTCAACTGGAACAGTTGTGTATTTCAAACGTCCTACTGATTACAACACTGTGCGCACAGCTACAGGCGATGTTTCATCTGAAACGAAGTCCGACATCATTACGGGTAAAGCTTCCGGCACGGTACAGAACTACTTCACAAGTTTTGTTGACTACAATGAAGCTGATGAAGCTCTAAAAATGGATGAGCTTGACGAACTTCTGAGGCCTATGGCTACTCGAATGAAGAACGATCTTGAAGTGGATTTTGCAGCGTTCATGATGAAAAACAGCGGTCTGCTCGCAGGTACTCCTGGATACTATGTAAACACTTGGGAAGAAGTAGCTAACGCTGGTGCTGTATTACAGTCCACTGGTGTTCCTATGGATTCTCCATGGTACTTTGCAGTTAATCCGTACACGCAACGTAAACTCGCAGCTACTCAAAGATCGCTTGGCGCAGGTGGTGTCGTTGGTGGAATGATATCTGAAGCACACAAAAAAGCTATTATTACACAGAACTTTGCTGGTTTTGATTCTGTTCTTACAGCTACCACACTTGCCTCTTATACCACCGGTGCTGGTGCGGATCGGGCAGGTACGTTGTCTGGAAATCCGACTGTAACTTATGTCGGAGCTAAAGACACAATGACAATTACACTACCTGTAACAGGTTTTCAAGCGAACTTGGTAGTAGCTGCCGGCGAAGTTATTCAGATAGCTGGACGTTACAGATTGAATCTCGCCACACGTCAGATGATTCTTGACGACCTTGGCGCAGCTATACTATTCACTGGTACGGTAACTGCTGGTGTTACCCTTGGGGCATCTGGTGAAGGTAACTTGGTTGTAACTGGCCCTGCAATTTACGAGTCTGGTGGGCAGTACAATACAACCGCCACCGCAGCCGCTTCTGGTGACGTTGTTACACTGCTTGGAAGTGCTTCAACAACGTACCAGCCTAATTTGTTCTGGCATAAAGACGCGTTCGCTATTGGCTCAGTTCCTATCAAGAAACTGTACTCAACTGATACGCTTGCTACCACTAAAGACGGTCTGCAGTTCCGCGTTTCCAAAGGCGCAGGCTTCCTTGAGAACGTGAACAAGGTAAGGATCGACTTCCGTCCTGCTTACGCAGTTCTTAATCCGTTCTTTGCCGGCCATTGCTACGGCACTGAATAATTAACCAATAACCTTAATCAAAGGCTCGTCTGAAATATGGCGAGCCTTACTAAAGGAGTTATAATGAAAACCTGGATTAAAAAAGATGGACGCAAGATTAAACTCAACGAAGAACCTGCTACCGTAGTAAAAGCTATTGAGCTTGGTTGGGTGCTTGAAGAAAAGGAAGAAAAGGAAGAAAAGGAAGAAAAGGAAGAAAAGGAAGAAAAGGAAGAAAAGGAAGAAAAGGAAGAAAAGGAAGAAAAGGAAGAAAAGGCAGTTAAAAAACCCGATGTTATTAAAAGTCGTAGAAGTACATATTAACAGGAGCCGAAAAGATGACTGAGCAAGCTAAGGGAATTATATTAGATGCTTTTGAAGATATTGTATCAGGTATTGACGAAGATTCTTTAGAAGCTGCTGATGCAAGAACAGCTATAAGAACCCTAAACAGAATGATGGCAACATTAGAGTCTCGAAGCATCTTTTTCGGCTTTACACCTGTAACAACGTTGTCAAGTGAAATTACAGTTGACGATGGTGCAATAGACCCTATCATTCAACTACTTGCATTTAGGTTGTGGCCTAAATACAGATCAGCACCTATGCCTGAAATCTTGTCAGCTAACGCAAGTCAAGCTATTAATACTCTATTAATGATATCGTTAGTTGATAAAGATATGACGCCGACTTATCCAGATATTTTACCAGTAGGCTCTGGAAATACTTACTATACTGACGCTGGATCAGTTTTTTATAGCGAGATTGCAGAAGAGGACGAATAATAATGCTTAAAGAAATTCCTTTAATTAGTGGGTTCTATATAGACGAGTCGTTGCCTGTTTCTCATCAACAATGCGTAAACCTATATGAACAGATTCCTAATGAAGCAGCATTATCTACCAAACAATTAGTAGGTACTCCGGGCATTACGCAACTTATAACTACTAACCTTACTCAAGACTCTAACAGAGGTTCCGTCGTTAAAGACGACATATACTACTTTGTAAATGGAAACTCTTTTTATAAGTTAATTAGGACTTTTGGTCCTTATAATTCAGACGTATTTTCTTATTCACTAATTGGAACGATTAGCGG